CTGACAATTATGGTGATGGAGCGCATAGGAGCGTGTTTTAGCCGGTGGAATTCCCTTTCCGTTGTAACCCGCAACACTGTTACTGTTTTCTCCTTGTTCTTGGTGTACACCTTTGGTTTAACCGGTTTGTTGTTTCCGGTTGCTGTTTTGTACTGTGTGAAAAACTTGGCGATGAGTCCTGAAGCTCACCACTTCTACATGAATATGTTGTCCAAATATCATGAAGCTGTGGGTGATGTTGACTTCGAGGATTTGGTATTGGGAGACCAAGTTTACATATCGGATGGAACAGCATTGAAATTCGCTATGTTAGCCCAATCGAAAGTGGGGTGTCTAACACCAACCAATGCAAATAGGTTGGTGTATGAAACCGTGCTTTTGAACATTTTTGACGAATACCACGTTCGTCGGAATGTGCGAATGGCCCTATTGGGCAAGGCATTATTGGCATGCTTTGTCCGCCCAAAGGAGTATGATCTCGCTCGTGAGGTTATAAACGCACTGGCTGATCCAGTGCGTGACTCCAAATAGGGGTGCCGTGCCAATCTCCACGGAGTGACCACTCAAAAAGTTGTCATTCCAGAGGGTGTGGAGATAATGGTTACGGAAACCCCAAGCAGGGGCGCCAAACATAGGATCGGGGCTATGTTTGGACCACTCCTCTCAACACAACGATACATCCTGCACGACAACAACCTAATTAATGTAACTAGGGCGTTGTTGGAACGGGTGTTCAGAGTGAGGGGGGTAGATGGTAAGCTCGAAGCCCCGCCGAAACCAGACGAAGGTCTGTTTGCAAAAATCCTCTCTCCTGAGGCGTTGAAGCTAACCTCTGGTCCAAAACTGAAGCCCTGGTCCATCAAGGATGTTCTTCCTTTGTGGTCAGGTCCTAAGTACCGGACTTACGTTACTGCTTTCAATTCCCTAGTGGTTGAACCATTGACCCGGAGAGATGGTTACCTGAAATGTTTTGTCAAATGTGAAAAGATTAGCAGTGCTAAGAAGGATCCTGTTCCCAGGGTCATACAACCTAGGTCCGCTAGGTATAATTTAAATCTAGCACGGTTCTTAAAACCACATGAGAAGGAATATTACAGGCGAATTGACCGAATGTTTGACACTGATGGTAAAGGGGACAAAACAGTGTTTAAAGGATTGGATGCAAAGGGTGTAGCTGACCATATGCTGTTAAAAGCATCCCGGTATAGCAATCCCGTGTTCGTTGGTTTGGATGCGTCTAGATTCGACCAACATGTTTCTGAGCAAGCTTTGCGATGGGAACATTCCATATACTTAAACACTATGGCCTATGATACCAAGGAGCTAGCTAGGCTGTTAGAATGGCAAATTGACAATGTTGGGTTTGGATACTTTCCAGAAGGGAAAGTCAAGTATAAAGTACGAGGGAGGAGGATGAGTGGTGACATGAATACCTCCCTTGGAAATTGCATGCTCATGAGTTGTATGGTCCATGCCTATATGCGTTTAAAGAGAATACCATGTTCACTCGCCAACAATGGTGATGATTGTGTGTTAATTTTTGAACGCAGTAGGCTCAAGGAAATATCGGACTTGTCCGAATGGTTCCTGAAAATGGGCTTTAAGATGGTTCGTGAAAAAGCATTATACGATATTCGCCAAGTGTCTTTTTGTCAACTTAACGTTATTAGTAGCCCTGGGTATAACATCAGTGTTCGAGACCCAAACGTTGTCGTGTCCAAAGATCTCCATTCTACATATCCATTTCAGAGACCAAATGACTATACACAGTGGCTCTCATCCGTTGGAACATGTGGTCTTATGTCGTCACAAGGAGTGCCTGTATTAGAACAATTTTACAAGGCGTTTCCTACAGATGTGATAACTAATAAGTCCATACAGTTGGAAATGGATCGGGAAATTGAGTATTGTCATGTTGGTGGTAGTAGAAATATGGAAATCACAGACGAAATGCGACATTCGTTTTGGGTGGCATTCGGAATATTGCCTGAATCTCAAATCGAGCTGGAGGAAATGTACAAGGGTGTCAGATTTACTGGGTCTCTGGGCCAAGTTGATCATGTGCCCTACGTTTCGTTACTCCAGTCAAATATTGAGATTGACTCCTCATAGCTATTTTTCACACATGACTAAACGTACAGGTACTAAGAAGAAGTTGGGCAAAAGGCCTAGCAATCCCATGTCTCGTATGACTAGGGTGTCCAGACCCAAGATAGGGTTTAACGGACAGGTGTTGGAAGCATTTACCTTCGCCCCAGCTATCACGACAGGCAGTGATGGTGCAGGTTCACAACCATTGTTTATTGATTGTTCATCTAATAATGTGGCATCATCTGTGGGAGGAATTACACAATTCTACAAGGAATATGTGTATGAATCACTCAAATGTGAGTGGATTCCAACCATTGGACCCGCCTCAACCTTGGCAGGTTCCAATTTGTATGTTACTTATGATGACAATCCTGAACACATGGTTACCTACACCACAAACACGGCCTCAGCCAATAATGCTCTGCAATTGGCGGATAGCACGACTAAGATATTCAATGCTTGGGAACGAGTGACCTTTAATATTCCGTTGACTCGTAGACGACGCATGTTTGATGTAAACACCACCACATCAGGTGGTGTTGACGTCAACGATCGGTCTACTCAAGGTGTATTGGTTCTCGGATACAACACTACGACTGTTAACTCCACTGTTGGTAGATGGAAACTTACTTATCATATTAAACTTATGGGATTGTCTGCCGTTGGCACATAATTCTTTATAGATAATGGAGCACAAAGCGTGCTTGTCGGAAATCCACTCGGGCTGTCAACCCGAGTAAAGATGGATATGCGTAGGGCTGATTTACCCCGAAAGGGGTGTATGCGGTGGTACGGATCTATGGACTTCCTATAATTAGCTTTGTGAGGTTGGATGGCTCGTCATTATAGCAGGATGACGGGGGGCCCAGTCCAATCAACCCTCA